TAAGTTGTTCTACATGTTCGATTGGTGTATGTATGCACCTTGCTGGGTCTACACCCATGCTTTCTAAGTATTCTGGTGTGATACCAAACTCTGTATCATATAATAAACAAACAGCCTCTGGATATTTTTTCATATAAGCATGAGCCATAAGTAATGCTAAGTTTGATTTGAAATGTTTTGATGGACCTGCTAAGACAGTAAGTCCAGGTGTTAATCCTCCATCAATAGAACCAGATAAAGCGATATTCAAAACTGGTACATCTGTTGGTACCATATCTTTTTTGTTGAATAGTGCTGAGTCTGATAGTATTGCTGTTGATTTTACAGTTGAAGTTTTTTTGAGCTTATCTAGTAGCGACATAATGTTTCCTTTGTTGGTTGTTTTATTCAGCGTATACCAACGCCGTACTATATTTATACCGCTACTAGAAGTTTTTTGTTAGCCTTTTAGATATTCAGGTTGACCTTTATTAATCTTGATAGACTTAGGCTGCTTTTCTTCTGGCAGCTTATATTCTAACTCGACTACTAGCAAGCCATTTGATATAGCTGCATTGGTCACTTCAATATACTCTTGAAGTTTAAAAGTCTTGACAAATTTACGAGCTGAAATACCTTTGTGTAGATACTCCTTCTCTTTGTCATCACTTTTACCTGTGATGATTAACTCACCATCTTTGACTGTGACATCAATATCTTTCTCACCAAAGCCAGCAATTGCAAGTTCTATAGCAAACTTGTCTTCACCAGTTTTCACAATATTGTGCGGTGGATAGGACTCGATGTTTGTCCAGTGTGTTGAGTTTAGTTCATCGAAAAGACGGTCAAATCCGATAAAGGCAGACCTAGGGAATGTAAGTGCGTTCATAGTTTCCTCCTTAATTAAGCAAGTTAACATTCAATGAGTCCCATAATTGGCAACTCGTATTATTTATACTGATTGGTGTTCTGTTTTTAGGGGATATCTATGCGGCAACTTCGATTGAAATTGTTTTCTTTTTAGTAGTAGCCGTAGTTCCCTATTAGTGCGAGTATCATGGGCATAGTAATAGTGCCAATCAAAATCGAGAAATCTCTGATTAATTCACAAACTCTACAGGTTTTGGGATGCTCGGCCTTCCAAGTTTTAATGTAAGCCATCACAAAATTATTTAATAAGATTATACTGAGCAATCAATGTTTATGATTGCAAATTAATTGCCAAATTGACAAATAATATAAGAATCATTTTTCTTATAACTTATAATTATATTACAAATCTAGGTCTTTAGACCAAGGACCTTCATAATTTATTGGTGGGATTTTCTTTAGATTTTTTTGTTTTCTTGGTATAGTCTTCTTTTTGTCAGGCTCTACCTTATGCTTATAAGGCGAATCATGTACATATAGCCCTTTGTGTGCTCTAGTCTTCGGTTTTTTGGCCAACAGTTCTTCTCACTATATCGTTATGGTTAAATTCTGCCCAATACAGCTCAAATGCTACTCCATCTTCTAAACCTTCAAATTGATGAACTTTTCCTGGTTTAACTTGTGTAAAATCACCAGGACCTAAAATTGTTTCATCAACTAAGCCCTCTTGGTCATCTTGCCAAACTCTAACAAGCATTTTACCAGACTCTACAAAGAATCCGTTCCATTTAAACTGATGTTCATGTTCACTACATTTATATCCCGCTTTGTATTCTATGCGGTGGAACTCCAAAACTCCATTTGCATGTATTAGTTCTGTTTGTCCCCATATTTTTCCAGCTTTCATAGTCATAATAAATATAATACTTATATAATGGAGTATTTATTATGGCGGCCAAAAAAAATCATAGAGTCTATGTGACTTATTTCCCTGATGGTAGGTATTATATTGGCTATTCAGGCAAAACAGAAAAACAATTTGAGAAATACTTTGGGAGTAGTACACTTATTAAAGAATATACTGATGATGACTTATATAAAGAAGTTATCTTTGAAAGTGAAAAAAAGAATGAAGCTAAAGTGCAAGAGTTCTTATTACAATGGCAACAAAGAGATGACCCTGACTGTTTAAATGATATGATACACATACGATTAAGACTAAAACACTTACAAGATTTTAAACCTATATCTTGGGAACCAAGAGACTTGCCTACATGACGATATCAAATGTACCTAATTGGAAACAGTTTGAGATAGATGGCTGGCAAGAGTGCTGTGCAGAACTAAAAGAATTTGTATTACATAAAAAGCCAGAGATTGCATTAGGCATGAGTCTCATGGTATGGCGTAGATGTTGGCCATTACCCTATGAACAATTACCAGAAGAATGTCCTCAGTTATGGAGTTTATTAGAACCTACATTTGGTAAAATAAGACAAGTAGGTTTTTTTGTAATGCATGATAAATGGACTGCAATACACACTGATAATTATGATGCTATTGCTGATGGTAAAGGTGCTGCTTGTAGACGTATTAATATGCCAGTTATGAATTGCCAACAATCAGTCACTAGATTTTGGAAACAAAAACCAATAGAAGAAATAGAACAAAATATGAAAAATGCAGAACCCCATGATAGAAATGTAAATGGTGCAAGAGTAGCAGTATCTCTTGCTAGTGTAGATGATGATGCACAAGGCCAAAGTCCAGAATGGGTAGCTGATAGATTAGGTGCAGATAATTTAAAATGGAAACCAACCAGAATATTAATGCCTGATGGTACACACTATAATAACTTTGCATATAAAAATATGATAGAGATAGATTCAGTTGTGGTAGATAAACCCACTATAATCAGAGTAGATGTACCTCATAATGTGACTGTGACTGGTTGGAAGTTTCCAAGAGTGACTGTGACAGTAGGATTTGAAGATGAAGAATTGTTGGAAACATATTAACTTACCTGGCTGGGAGACAGCACAAGATGAGTTATACAAATACGTTACAGAAGTAGAAAAAAAGTATGCGTATAACATGGACCTTGAAGTTGTTAGGAACTGCTATCCGTATCCACACAAAGATATGTTAGATTATGTACCTGCATTACCAAAATTAGTAGAACATATAGGTGAAATAAAATCAGTATCTCTTGTATGTCTATATAAACCTATTATGACCATACACACTGATATGTACACTGACAATGAAGGTAATACAAATGCAAAATGGAAACTAAATATACCTGTAATGAATGTACATGAGAAGACTATTACATACTGGTATGAGAGGACTAATCCTAGAGATACTAGTAAGGAAGACTTTCCGTGGGGATTCTATCAATCAGCTGGTTTCTTTGCATCTAATAAAAAAGTAGCTAGTGATAATATGAAGCTTGCATCTGAACAAATATTTCATCCAGACGAAATGACAAAAATAGATGAAGTGATATTAGATAGACCTACAATATTTGATTCACACACACCACATAATGTAGTGATTGAAGGTTGGAAGTTTCCAAGAATTACAGCATCAGTTTACTTTGATAATAGTGAGGCATTGCATGATTACCTATAAAAAAGTAGACATACCACACTATGATACTATTGTAGATGAACTAAAAGAGTACACTAAAAAGACACATCCATATTTGTATAGTGGTATCAGTTGGACAGGTAAGAAGATGGATAGAGCTGCTGGTAAAAATGCACAAAGACTATTTGAACGTGCTATGATAGAAGAAAAAATGAAGAATGAACATAAAGGCCAAGCAGGTTTTTGGAGACAGTGCTACCCTGATATATTTCAAGATACATTAGAAAAATGCCCGCACTTATCTAAGGGATTGGCTGAATATGGTAATGTAGTAAATGTAGCTTTCTTTTGTATGTGGGACAAACATTCACCTATACATTCAGATGATATTGTTATGGATTTACAAACTCAAAGATATAGAATGGACCCTGCCATGGAAGAATATTATGATAAGTTTCCACCATTTCCTATACGTACTAGAATTAATATACCTTTATTTAACTGTGAGCAATCATCAACTAAATGGTGGCAACCACATGTAGATAAACCACCGAAAAGAAATGATTTTAGGTCATATCAAGAAGATGAATGTGATTTAATTAATGAAACAGTATTAGATAAGACTATGCTGATAAGAGTAGATATACCACACCAAGTAGTTAATCACTCTTGGAGATTTCCAAGAATGGCAGCTACTATTTCTACTGATAAAGATTTGACTCCATTTATAGAAAATTATGAGAGATGGGAAGACCCGTTAGGCTACGGCTACTGAATCCCAACCCCACTCACCTTCCATACCTGCAACTGAATATTCAGTCACACGTTTTTCAAAGAAGTTGTCATGTGATACTCCATTTAGTACCCAATCTAACCAAGGCAGTGGATTTTCTTTTGCTTTAAATTTTGCTTTGAGACCAAGTTGAAGTAAACGTCTATCTGCAATATGTCTAATATATGCTTTGACTTCTTCTTCATCTAATCCTTCTACTTTATTATCTTTATATGCTAATCCTATAAATCTATCTTCTAGTTTTACAGCATTTCTAGCCATTTGATAAATTTTAGATTTAAGTTCATCATTTACAATTCTTGGATGTTCTTCACATAATGTTCTAAACAATTTAGCATTACCTTGTACATGTAAAGTCTCATCTCTGATAGACCATTCTACAATAGTACCCATGCCTTTCATTTTACCAAACCTTTGGAAGTTTAGAAGCATTACGAAAGATGCAAATAATGACATACCTTCATTAAATACTGATTGTGCCAATGCTAGAGCGAGACCAGATAAAGATGTAATATTACTATCCGCCATGAAGTCTAGCTTATCAGCCATTTCTTTGTATTCAATAAATTTATGAAAATCTTCTTCTGGTAAACCAAGGGTGTCATTCAATAGAGCATAAGCTCTTTGATGAACACCTTCTCTATTTGCAAAAGAAGCTAACATATTTCTAACTTCATTGTTCTTCATTTTTGGTATTAAGAACTCATGATAGTTAGAACCAACTTGTACATCTGACTGTGTAAATAAACGTAAGATATTTTCTATAAAATCTTTTTCCTGGACGGACAGTTTTGTCCTCCAGTCTTGTACGTCTTCTGAAAGTTCAGCTTCGTCTTCGACCCAGTGCACTTCTTCATGCTTTTTAGTTAGCTCAACAGCCCACGGGTAAGCAAAAGGCTTATAAGCTTTACTTTCGTCTAGTACAGTCATTTGTATCTCCTTGTCTTATTTTTTGTCGTCTAATACGATTTGCTCTTCCAACTGCACGATACGCTCATTCATCCTAAAGATAACCGAACACAAAGCTTTTACGTCTTGTGCGTTTGGATTACCTCTAGCGATAGTGCGATCAAGCATCTTCTGAAGCTCATCTGTATAACTGATTTTATTCTCAGGCATACTTTCCTCCTTCGCTAGGCCTAACCTTCACAGGCTCGGCATTCATCATTTTCCTCATGACCTTTATTTATATGAGTCATGAACTCGTCATAACCACCAATGTATTCACCTTTAATATAAATTTGTGGTACGGTTTTGACATCCTTCCTTCCAGTGACTTCCGCAGCAGTTTTACCTAATTTTACAATGTCAATAAAATCATACGGTATGTTTAGAATTCTGAATTCTTCTTTAGCCATGTGACAATAAGGACAATCATCTTTTCCATAGATAATATTCCTTTGGTCATCTACAAGAGCTACCCTAGCAACTTTATCAGCTACAGTTTCAGCTCTTACTTTAGATTCTGTTCTTAAATAGTACAAACCTTTTAAACCTTCTTTCCATGCCTTGACATGTACATCATTAACATAACTTCTATCTACACCAGTAGGGAAAAACAAATTCACACTTTGGCCTTGGCAAATATATTTTTGTCTATCAGCTGCATGTTGTACTACCCATCTTTGGTCTAATTCATCGGCTGTTTTAAATAATGTCTTTTCTTCATCAGTTAAAAAAGTCAAGTGCTGAACTGAACCCTTATTAGTAATAATACTTTTCCACACACCCTTTTTATTTTCTCCAATATCTTCTAATACTCTTTCCAAGTATTTGTTTTTAACTAGAAAACTACCTGCTCTAGTTCTATGAGTGTAAGCATTTGCTTTCATCGGTTCAATAGAAGGAGAAGTAGAAAGAATGATACCACTGCTAGCGTTGGGAGCGATTGCCAAAAGGTGAGAATTACGTTTACCACTTCCATCACCGTCTAAATACTCTCCTCTTTCTTTTGCCAATAATTCAGTTTGCTCATGAGCTCTCTCATTAATTGTCTTAAATATATTAGTATTATACTCTCTTGCCACCTCAGTTTGCCAAGAACATCCTTTTCTTTGCAAGTATGAATGGAAACCCATTGCACCAAGACCTATACTTCTTTCTCTAGCTGCTGAATATTTAGCTCTAGATATTGTATCTGGTGCATTTTTGATAAAGTATTCTAATACATTATCAAGCATCGTAATCAAATCCTGCACTATTGTAGTGTCTTTCCAATCGTCATAATACTCTAGGTTGAGTGAAGACAGGCAGCATACAGCTGTTCTATCTTCACTCGTTGGTAGATGGATTTCGTTACAGAGATTAGAACCATTGATTTTAAGACCAGCTTTTTTCAATGGTGCAGGAAGATGTTTGTTTGCGGTGTCAATAAAGTTTAGATATGGCTCACCAGTTCTAAATCTTGTTTCTAATATTTGCTGCCAAATTTTTCTGGCATTCATTTTGTCAGTGACTCTTTCATCATTAGGGTCTACAAACTCCCAATCTTTATCTTCAATCACCGCTTGCATAAAGTCATCAGTAATATTAATTGCATTGTGTATGTTTAATGCTTTTCTTTGTACATCACCTGTAGGAATTCTAATTTGTAAGAACTCCATAACATCAGGATGTTTGATGTCCATATATGCAGCATAAGAACCTTTACGAGTTTTGCCTTGTCTATATGCTATCATATCAGCATCCACTGTATGTAAGAATGGTATTGGCCCAGGTGCTATATCAGATATAGTACGTACATCTGACCAGTGACCACCAACTCCACCGCCATATACGGATAACCATCTTAATTCAGATGAATGACCAATCAAACCTTCTAATGTATCTGGTACATAAGTTAGGAAACAAGATATTGGCATACCTTTATCTTCATTTGGTTTACCATTTGGTGCATTTGATAAAACTGGTGATGCAAACATAAACCATTTCTTACTAGCATAATCATATAACCTTTGTGCTAATTCTTTATCTTCTTTATTATTAAATCTTGACCAAGCTGTTGCTGCTCTTGCATATGCCTCTTGAGGTGACTTTTCGCTTTTGCGCATATAAAAATCTTTTAGCATGCCAACTGCATAATCTGCTAACAAGCCATCACGTTTGGTATCAACTTTTACCATTACACTCTCTTCCAATTATCTAATTTGATTTTTGCTTGTAGGCCTTGAAAGATATTTTCTTTTATGATTTGATGAGGATTGAGATTGTCTAGTATCATGTCATTTATATCTTTGCTTCTTACGTTATCAGGCCAAATTACTATTTTGAAACCTCTTTCAATGAACTTAGAATACTTAGATATTATCTCTGCATTTCGCGGTTCATTGTCTAGACATATTATCATGTCCGTGTTAAGGTATTTATTTTTAGCCATATCCGAACCGGCCATAGCGAGACAATTAGGTAAAAATAAACTATCAATAGGACCTTCTACTACAATAGTTTCTTTACTTTCATCCCACCTATCTAAACCAAATATTTTATCCTTATTCTTATCTAATAATATAGTGATATATTTTGGTTCACTATTGTCCAATGCTCTTGCTTGTAAGGCAAATAGCTTTTTATCTTTATCGTAAAATGGTATGATTACTTTTTGTTGACCGTCTTTGAGATTGTACCCGTACCTATTAACCAAGCTTCCAAGAAGCTCAGTATATAGAAACATGCTGCTGTGGCTATCAGGAATCCTACGGCTCCGTATAAATTGTACGAGTACATGAGAATCGTGAAGACTAGTAGCCCTCGGCAAATCAGATAAGATGCTGCTATGATTGATGGAGACTTGCTTGTGTATGCTATTCCTAGACTTACCAATGCTGCTGTTAATAAGAGTATCATATCTTTGGTTACGTTGACATCCATGACATAAAAACATTTTTACATCATCATCATTATATACAAAACTAGGGCTTGTGCCGCAAACGGGACACGCTATTTCCATCACCATAGATAGATTATACTTCTATCTTTTTCTTTTTCTTCTTTTTCTCAGTTCCGCCATCTAATAGTGAATCAATTCCTACTAGACCTGTGGCATTTAGAGCTGCATTAGTATCAGCTCCTGATAATGGACCGCCAAATGCTGCACCAGACGTCATAGACTCTTCCATAGCGTCTAACATAGCATCCCAATAACCTTCTTTTGTAGTGAGGTCCCAATCCTCTCTACTACAAACACCGTGTTCAACAAATCTTTCTTGTAAATATTCTGCTGTCTCTGCGTTTGTTTGTTGTTCTGTATATTCTTTGATAAGCATAAGTGCTGCAACATAAGTACCAAACTTTGCACCACCTGGTACTTTAGATATTAGTCTTTTTAAATTCCAGACTAATCTATCTAGCATATTAAAAGATGCTTTTTGCTTTTTATCTCTTTCTTTTTTCTTGACTAAAATCTTGCCTTTTTTATCTATGACACCCGTTTTAAACGCATCCCATTTCTCATACTTCATTGTAAGTTTACGAAGTATTCTAAAAACAAATATAGTATCAATTACACTTTTGCCTGCCATACTCTATTTAATTCCCAAGTTTCTTTAATAATACTGCAGTTTCAAGGCTAAATTTAACTTCCATAAAGTCAGTCTCATGCAAATATGATAGATATTCAAAGATTGTTTTGAACACTCTTTTCTCAGCATCATTACAATGGAACATCATTAGTTCTTTAGCTGCATCAGTCTCAAATACATTAAAGAACAGTATGACATGGTTAACTAATAGACGTATATTTACATCTTTACCATTTACTATTTTTGTGGCTAATTTACGTGCGTATTGTGCTTTGCGAAGGTCGTCTTTGAACTCATTTTTGTCAGCAGCATAGACATTTCTATAATGCTTTAGTGCGTATTTTTCGAAATTTTTCTTATCCAGCTGCATCGATGTGACCATACTCAGACGGATTTAATTTTGTCTGTGGCTTGGTATCGACTTTGTCTTTCTTACCGCTTAATTTAACTTCACGGGTTTTTTCAGCATCAGCTTCATCATTATCAAATTCTTTATTACCAATTGCTACATTTGCACCAGGTACTTCACCAGGAACAGATGCTAGCCCTCCACCTGCTGCAGATGCTGGTGCATTAGCAGGTGCAGCTTCGCCATCAGATACTTCTTTCTCTTCCTCATCATCAGACTTTTCTAATGGGTTTTTACCATTAGAGATTTGTTCACCTTCATCCTCTTTTATTTGTTCGAGGACTTCAATAAATTCATCTATATCGCCTTCAAATTCTGATAGAATATCTTTTAAACTGATTTTGTCTGCCATACGTTATTTATACAAGAAGGGAAGAGATTTTAAGTCTCTTCCCTTCCGTCAATACTCAAGATGAGAGCTTAAGCAGCAATTTTGCCAGTAATCCCACGATAAGTGATTGTGTCACCTTTTTTCGCTTTGGATTTCTTGCCTTGCTCTTTAAGGTCCGCATCTTTATTGTATTTGATACCTCTATAGCAGTACATATTACCTCCGGTTTTCGTATCGATTTCGTACATACATCCTAAGATGTACACCCTTCTCAACGCGTTCCTTCAGCAAACTTTCGGTCTCGTTCCCTTCTGGATTTATTGACCCAAAAAGAAGGTACTTGCTTTCCCCTAAGAATAGGGAGGTTTTCAGGTTTTGCCTACTTCCGTCATATATTACTATATGATGAACGTATAATATTTATACTGTTATTCGAAAAAATTTGTAAGTGTAAGCTTTTTCTCAATTGACCAACCTATTGGGTCTAAGATACCTTCCATAGGTTCAATGATAATTTTTTGAAACATTTTTTGGTAGTCAATATAATCTCTAACTTTAAATTCATTAGGTATTACAGTCATATAAGATATAACATCAGAACCTACATTGTTAGGTTCTCTTAGCCAAAGAAACTTACCTTTTTCACCGTTGTTAATAAATTCCCAGGTGTTTTCTAACTTGTGTTGTTTAATAAGACGATTGAATAATACAGCACCACGAATATGAGGTGGTGTACCTTTTTTGAAACCAATATTATCTCTTGGAGTATATGCCCACACATTATTCATAGTTCTTGGGAATGCGATATCTTCACCACGTAAAGTTAAGAAATACTTTTTCAAATCTTGTACAGCTTTTTGTACTTCAGCTTCATCACTTACCAAACACAATTCAATAAGTTTAAGCAAAGGTTCTCTACAGATTTGTGGTGTTGAAGAACGTATTGCTTCAAGGCCTTGGATTTTAAGTTTAGGTTTTTCAGGACGATAACCTTCAATATCCCAAACATTCATAGCATACCTTTTCTTAGCAGTCCAAAATGCAGAGTCAGCTATATTTTCACGGCCCATAACCATCTTTTGTTCATACACATTTTGATATTTAGCTATCTCATCAAATTCTTGATTAAGAGCTTTGGTTAGTTGTTCTTCGCAGACTCTGTCAAGAATATCTACAACTTCCGCTTTAGATTTGTCTGCGAAGAACTTATCAACCAATGGTTGAAGATTTACATAGTTTGAATCTGTATCTATTGCTATAACATAATCAACTTTATCTGTTTTTAAGAGCTTATTAAGATACCTATTGATTGCCATTTCAGCACGTTGAATTACAAATTGACCAGATAATGTAATTGATGAACCTAGCCTTGGGTCAAACCATCTGTAATATTTGTTTGTGATTGCACCATAACCTGAGTTAAGTAATATCTTTCTAACATATTGTGCCAGGTGTAATTTAGTAATATCTTTTCCGTCTTTTTGTGCTTGCTTCATAATACCCTGAATCTTTTTACGTTCAGAATATAATTTACGCATAGCCCTTGGTATCATACCTTCATGGTCTTTTTTGAAACACCAACCAGATGCAGCCACAGCAAAATCACCTGGATTTTTAAATGACTTATTATGTAAGAAATCACGCATACGTTTATCTTCAGATATATCAGGCCAAACTTGTAGTTTATCCATGATAGTTTCTGGAGATATATTATATTGCATAATCAAATGTGGATAAAGAGAGTTTAAATCAAAAGATGCTACCCAACCGTGTTTACCGACCTGTGGTTGTTTTACATAGCCACCTGGAATAGCTTCAGTCAAACTATATTTAGGAAATGTAGATGGTGGTATTTTATTTTCAACAGCCATTTCACGGTTAATTAAAGCATCCCAAGTTTTAACTACACCAGATACATCTTCATAGTTAATACCAGCTTTATATGCTACAGCTATTTGTACATCTATCAAACCCATCTTATCATCAAGTCTTTTAACTAGGTTTGTATCTTGAATATTATAATCGATAAATTTATTAAAGTCATCAAAGAAGAGTCTATGTAATGTACCTGCTTCTTCATAGTCTAGTTTCTTTTCACCAAGTTCGATATTAGCAATATGGTCTAATCGATAAGATTCTTGTACTGCATTCTTTTTATATCTGTCTAGATAATCAATATCATCTACACCAACAATCTCTACTCTTTGTTGTGTGCCTTGTTTAGTTGGAAACTCACGTAATCTTGTGACACCCCACGGTGATAACCTTTTGACATCAAAGCCTAGTTTTACCATACGGTTATGAACATAAGGCATATCAAAAGTTTGTGTATTCCAACCAGTGACAATCTGTGGTATGTTATCACACCAATATTTTAAGAAGAATTCTAGGATTTGCCTTTCAGAGTTGCATGGCACATAAAATACCTTGTCAACTAATTCTTCAGGCAACACTGACTCATTCTTTGACCAATCACCATTGCCAAATGTAATGAATTTATCCCTTAAACTGTCATGTACACAAATGGCAGTGATTGGATATTTAGATTCATCAGGTTCTGGAAAGCCTTCTTCAGAACTTACCTCAATATCAATAGTGAATACTCTAATCTCTTCACGCTTCCAATCATTTTCAGCATTAGGATATGTTTCTATACAATATTGCGAGTTATAAAATGGGAAACCATATACTTTTAGATTTGTTTCTTCATTCTGTTTGACAAAATTACGAGCATCTACCATAGTATCAAATTGTAGTGGCTTTAGACTATTACCATAGATATCAGTATAGCCTGTTTTTTTAGCTGATTGTATGTATAATGTGGGTGAATATTTTATCTTGGACCGAAACTCTTGGCCATCTCTTATTCCACGAACAAGCAGATTTTGACCATGCATGGCCACATTAGTGTAGTATTCTGACATATTAATATTATACTATTTAGTAGACTTTTTGCCTATAGTATAATTAGCTTTTAGTGTCCAAGTTGATTTTTCTTTGAAAGGAATTATCTTTACTTTTTGTAATGATGCGGGTTCT